TTCTTCTGTTTCATTCAAAGCATATTCTCTTGCATATGTTGCTAATTCAGAAAGACTTTTTGCTACTTGTCTCATATTATTTTCAGAAAAAATAGCAGAACGATAACGTGCAAAAGTACTTAACCGTTCACTTAATTCTTTAGCTGAAACTTTTGGCGTGTCCACATCCATATCTTCTTTTCTCATAATTCGAGATAGTGAAATTCCATTACCAATTGGTTTTTGTGTTACCATTCCACCAATTGTTGCAAATTCTTTTAATAATTTTTTTAACTTAACCATTTTCGGCTCCCTCATATTGTTTAAATCTTCCTATTTTCTTTAATTTATGCCATAATACTCTAAGAAAATCTCTTTCCCCTTCATGGGTAAATCTAATATTACCAATTTTAATAGCTCGTATCATATCCATTGAAGTATACTTATCAGTTTTTACTCCATCAATCATCGTTTTTATAGATTGATAAGAAGCTTTTCCTAAAATTTTAGCCATTTGCTGTATATCTTTTTCAGCAAATATTTGTGCTTCCTTAGTTGAAAAAGATCTATGCATTTTCGGACTATCTTCATTCAAATTAGCAAATTCAACCATTATTCTTTTATAAATAGTATCTTTCACTACATTCTCAAACTTTTTCTTACTCTCAAAGATTTCAATCTCTTTCTAAGAATTCTTTTACCTTTAGCTTTTCTTTTCAACGCACCCTTCTTTTGTGCTCTCTTTCTTCTTACCATTTCTCCACTACCGACGCGTACACAAGCCTTTTTATTTGCATTGTACTTCATCCGTTTCGGACAAAATGCTTTAAATTTCATCTTTTTATTACGAACAACTCTTTTTCGTCTTACTTCTTTTAAAAATGCTAATAAAATATGAGAAACTTCTTTTTTATCTTCCCATATTTTATCTTCAACTAAGTCGAAAAGTCCTCGCTTATCTGCAAATTCTGCTAATATAAGTAATTCAGAAAGTTTCAATTTATTTTCCACCTATTCTTTCATACGTTTCTCGTAATAGGTGTTTTTTTGGTTCAACAGAATCTTTTATTGGTATATATTGTTTTCCGTTTATTGTAATTGATTCTTCTTTTTCACTATCAATATTATCTTTATAATAATCTAATACCTCAGGTGACCAATCTACCATCTGTTTTTCTGCAAATTCAGGATTATCTTTTAAGTACTGTAAATTTTCTGCTTTATGTAACCAAAATGATGCTCCATCATCATCCATCTTCAGTCTTAATTCTTCATTTTCATCTTTACCGAAAAAATCTTCATAATCTGCAGCTTGTTGTGTTGTATCATCTTGAGGTTCACGTTCAACTGGTTCACTACTTGGTTTTTCATCTGGTTCACCACTTGGTTCTTCATCTTCAGGTTCTGGTAAGTCATCAATATCATCAGGGTCTACATAATCTATATCTGTATCAGTTTTACCCGTTGGTTTTGCTTTTGGTTCTTCACCACCTTTGTCATCACCATCTCCAGAATCTCTATCAAAATCTCCAGTACCTAATTTACCAGATGGTTCTTCTTCACCACTATCATCTGTTTCTTCAGGATCTTCATAATCACCAGATTTTTTAGCTTTTTCATAGTTATCTTTATCTTTAAATATAACTGTTTTACCACCACCTTTAGGTTGTAATTTCATTTCGGCTTCTTTCATCACATCTTCTAATGTAGGAAGTGGTTTACCAACTTTCCTTTCCCATGCATGTTCTATCAACATACTTTTTGCCATTTTTTTATATGATTTTAAAATTTTCATTATTCTTCCCTCATAATTTTATTAATTATATCTTCAGCCTTACAATACTCTCCACAAGTTCTACCTACTGTACCTTGACGATCTACACTTTCATTCATAGGATACATAAAAGCACCTTGTGTAGATGGGTTAGAAACAAAATCAAATGCAATTAGTTCAAAATCGGGTTGTACTTCTTGTGATTCTTCACCAGAAGATTCTTTTACTGTTTCTACTGAACCAACTCCTCTTGAAGAAATTCCAAGTTTAATACCATTTCTAAATAATTCTCTTAAAATATTTCCACTTGGTGTAGTTAATACTTCAACAGTTCCTACTAAATCATCCCCACGCCAATTCATATCAGTAATATTATGAGAAACATTAGCCAAATTAACTACAGGACTTTCTGGATGGTCAAGTTCTCCCATAGCTCTACTTTGTTTAACAAAGTTTTTATTATATGAATTTGCTTCACGCATTAAAACCTCTTTTGGATATACTCTACCATTCTGATTTTTAGCTTCAGCTCGTTGTAAAACACCACGAACAATTAATTTACCGTTATTTTCTTTAACAGATTCAGTAACTTGTTCTGGTGATATTTCAAATGGTATATAATCTACTAATAGTTGTTTCATTTATGCTTCCTTATTTCTGCTTTCCAATTTTTAGATAAATTTGCTGTAATACTACCACCTTCATCAGAATATACCTCATAGATACTTCCATCCCAAATGGGGTCGGGATTAAAAACAACAAATCCAGTTAATTCAGAAGTTTGAACATAATAATCATATTTATCAACATCAGTTAATCTTGATTTTAATTCACCAACAGCGTCTCCACTACGAATATCTCTTCTAATACTACGAGCCATTGTCAGTAATGGCACCATATCTGTTTCAGTACCTTTAGCAGCTCGTTTAATTTGAGTAGCTATTTTTATAGCTGCTTGGTCTGGATAACCCAATTCATTTAGTGAATTTTCACCAAAAAATCGTTGATAGTTTTCTTTTAATGGTTGTTTCATTTAATCTTCCTCACGATTCTTACTACATCTCGCATAAATTGTGTTACATTCTTCATATAAGAGCTCTCCAAGTTTGTCATAAGTTTATGATTTACAAGATCTGCTTGCATTCTATCCTTCAAATCGTACATATGCTTTCGCATTTTACTCTCTGCGTTGAGCAGTTTCCGTAAAGTTAAAGCAGCCTTGCGTGCATCTCCTGCACTTTCAGTCTTAAACGGCTTCATATCCTTATCAGTATAAACCTTCCCTAAAATTATATCACTCATCTTCACGATTTTTCCCTTAATAAATCCAGTCTTAACTTCTCAAGCTTCTTAATCCAGCTATCTACAAACTGTACTAATTCTATCTTAGAAGTTTCATTTCTAAGTTTCATATAAGCAAATTTACTTGCTTTATCTCCAGCTTTGGCTAGCTTTTTAACATAAATTAAACTAGCCTTACTATTCCAAGGCTCTTTCATGAGTTAATTAATAAAGTTTACCGACTTTATGAGCTATTTTAACTAACCGTTCACTAATTTTTCTCATTGCGGAATGAGTTCGTTTCCAATAACTTTGAGAATTTACTCCTAACTCAGTCTTTAATCTTACATTCATCTTAACAAGTTTATCTATTTCATTCAATGCATCTCTAACTTCTCTCATTGAATGACCAATTTTTTGCTTAGCAGTCAAACTTTCATCATTTCTCCACTCATGATACTTACCTTCTTTCAAAGCTGCCATTACGCGTTCTTTTTTGATACCTATAATTCTATCTTGAATATCATCAACTCTTTCTTGCGCTGCTTTCTGTCTAGCTAAAGCCTTCTTTGCTTTATCTATAAATTTACCAGAGTGTTTTTTTACATCATCTCTATGTTTTGCAACTTTATCCATTTCTGCTTTCATCTTTACTCTTAATGCAGGAACGTCAACTGCTTCTTTTATTTTTTTCTTTTTGGAATCTTTTCTACTAAATGCATTTGGAGTCATGTAACCTGGAGTAGCAGAAGCAACACTTGCTTCTTTAAGCTTTTGTTTAATTAACTCTCTAACCAATTTCTTAAATTCACTTAGTTTCATTTTATTTCCTTCAATTCAGTAACTAAATCATAATACCGCAAAACTGAAGTTAATGTTGCTTCATCAACGTGCTTTTTCCGTTTTATTTCATCAATCTTCCTAATAGCTCCTTTAAGTTTAATACTGGTAACTTTATCTCTAATTTTAGGACCGTATTTTTCTAATACAACTTTAATTGATTCTAATTGTTTAGTAACAAACTCTTTTAATTCTGTATTATTAGAAACATTATAAATGTACTTTTTAAGAATATCCTTTTGCTCTTTTGTTAAAGTGGAATATTTAGTATTAAATTTATCTACCAATCTCTTATATGTAAGTAATCTAACATCAACATCACTTTCTTTAAATTCTTTAAAAACTTCTCCACCAACAACTTCTTCTTTAACTTTCTTATAAGATATATTTTCTAAAATAGTATATTTACTATTTAATTTGGTTACTGGATTTAATTCTTTACCAGTACCAGCATCTGAAAACAAGTTATATACTGAAGCATAAAATCTATAATTCGGTAATCGTGTTTTAAAAAAATCAGTTGCATCAAATACTGTTTTAATTTCTTTTACAAGATTATAAGTTTCTTTTCTCAATCTAGCATTAGATAATTTTTTCCTAGCATCTATTACTATTTCTAACAAATCTTCAGCTTTTTTAGAATTATTAGTCTTTTTATTTTGTAAAATAGTATATAATTCCAATTCTTTTGATATTTCTGTATTTTTTCCGAAATATTCTTTTAAAATATCAACTGCAACACCATCTTTTTTATCTCTTAATACATCACTTGTTAGCTGACGAGCCAAAAGTTCATATAAAATGCCAATATTCTTAAATTTTGAGTGTTTTACTCTAGCCATGCTATGCTCCAATAATTATTATGTTATTACCTAACTATAAATATATTCATAGTTAAAAATACATTATTAATCTTTAGTTGAATCCAATTCTCTATCATATTCTTTCTTCAACTCTGCAGATTCGTTTATCAATTTTATACCAGCTTTACCCATTGTTTTGAGACTACTTTTCAGAGAATCATAATGTGCTAATGCCATGTGGCCCGCGCCTTTAGTAGCACGTTTTTTATCATTACTACCTAATGGATCTCTACCTCTTGCACTACCATCTTTACCATATTTAGGAAGTTCCTTTGGTTTACCAGCACCATTCCAACCACCTGGAGGTGAACCACCTTCATCTTCTAATTCGTGTCCAGTTCTACCCATAGCTAAATCTGCTGGTGTACCTTGTGATTGCCCTGATTTATCTGGATCATTTCCCTCACTTTCAATTTGAGATCTACGAAATTTCTGTTTATAGTCAAATATAATTTGTTCATCCTGTTTTTTAATTTCTTTTGATGTAAAATTAAAAATATTTCTATAAATCCAATCTGTAGAAACTAAACCATCTTGTATCATAGATGATGCTAATTGTGTTTTACTATTCCACAATTCAACTTTCTCTGTTTCATAAATTGTAGATGGATTTGTTAATGTTAATTCAAAATTTACTAATTCTGAATCTGTATATCCTTGTGAATATAAATGAACAATAGCAATCTTTGTTAACTCTGATACTGTGATTCTTTGCAATCTTTCTATTGTTCTGGCAAACCTAACATCTTCTGCAGCAAGTGTTGCTTTTGCTCCTAAGCCTTCTTCATATCCAAGAAATGCTTTTGGAACACGAAGCGACGCCATCATTTTATTTCTTAAATATTCTATATCCTCTACTGCTTCATAAGTTAATCCTGGTAATGATTGAATATCCGTTCCACTATCTCCACCACGAACTGGCATAAAATAATCTTCTGCTATATTTTGCATATTATATCTAAGATTATATTCTCCAGTTGCTTTATCTATAACAGGAGATTTTTTCATCTTATCTACAATCTTATTCATATAATTGTCAACTTCATTTGGGGGAATATTACCAATATCAATTTTGAAAACCCTCTTTTCTGGCGCTCTCATAATTCTATGAATTAACATAGCATCTTCCATAAGAGATAATTGTTTCCAAATCTTGCGGGCTCCTTCAATCATAGATTTACCATATGGTAAAAAATTAGTATCAGATAACATTCTAAAATGTGCTATCTCAAAATTTTCAAATTCAGTTTTAACTGCACTAACTGAATGACGTGGATCTCCACTTTCCTGTACAAATTTAACATATTCTGTATTTTCTGGATCAGTATTCTCCATCCTTGAAATATCATATGGGGAAAGTGGTTCAACATTTGTAATTCCATACTTTTCTGCAATTTCTAATCTTAAAAAGAAATCTCCATATTTACACATGTTACGAACCCACGGCCACAAATTGAATTCTATATTCAATATATCATAAAATAAATTATTTAATATTTGCTTAACATTATCATTATTAGATTGTACTGTTAAAACTTCTCCATATTCACTTTTCATTGTAGATTCATCTGCATAGATATCTAATGCAGAACCAATAATTGGATCTAAATCCATAGCTTCATAATCTTTAAACAATCCTAATCGCATTGTTTTAATTAATCCAGTATCGCTATAACCACTTAATCCAATTCCCTTATGAAGTTTAGTATATCTATCAACCATACTAGAGATTGCGGTAGCTTGTATTTCATCGGTATCAACTACACGTAATCTTTTTCCGCCTACATTTCGTACAATTACATTTGTACTAAATAATCGTTGTAACCTACTAAATAATGATTTATCTGCCATATTTTACCTCTTAATTATAAAAGCCATTCAAGACTTTCTTTCTTTTCCTTTATTTCCCACTCCCAAGTTTCTTGTTCAGGAGTTTTATTAGTATAAACACTATGTCCTAAAGCAGAATGTACCGAATTTATACTATCTAATGATTTTTTTTGTAACTCAATACCTTCTGCTCTCAACCTTAATGCTGTTTCTCTTATCCAAAGCGCAATTCCATATGAAATTACTAAATCATCATTATACCCAGACATAGCCTCTGCGCGTTGTCCGTTATATATAAATACAAATAATTCATCAATTAACCTCTTTGAATTAACTTTTACAAGCTTCTCTCTAAAAAATTCTTCTAATTTTGCTACAATCAATGGTCTAGTTTTCATAGACATTGTAAATCCTGGTACCATTTGTTTTTCTTGCCTATAAATTTTATTTGATGCTTGTCTTTGTGTATCAACCCATTTTAAATCTTTTGACATATAAAATAAATTCTGATAGTCTCTATCAATTATCTGTTGAATTGCTGCCCAACCAATATTATTATTTTCCACAACAAGTACTGCTTCATTATATTCTTGAGCTATGTTAACTAACATATTACCAAAATCTCTTGTAGATATCGCTCCTTTATATTCTGCTACTTGATTTAAAGTTTCCATTTCAAGAATATGGAATGCAGAATAATCTGTTCCATCTCCTCTTGCTACGTCTGCACAAACTATATAATCCTTTGAATAATTTGCTGGCTCCCACACCCAAAGATTAGAATCTACTCCACGCTTTTCTATTGGGTCACAAACATACATATTTAATTGCTCTTCCAACAATACACCATCTATAACTGTACGACCAGAAGTTATGAAATCACAATCACATTCTTGAGCTGCCATTGAAGGACCTAACAATTTATCTTGATCTTCTCTCCAATCTTGTTCTCTTTCTGGATGTAAAGACCAATGTAATTTAATAAAATTAAAATCATTTATACCATCTTCAGCATCCATCCAAGTTTTGTGAAACCAATTACCAACACCATTCGGTGTAGATAATGCCAAACATTGTCCACCAGTAATTAGTGTTTGTGATGCGGCTGCCCATATTGTTTCTATCTTATCAATAAATGCCGCTTCATCTAATACTAACAAAGATAGTGCTTCTGAACGTCCTGCTTCTTCACCACTAGCTACTGCTTTTATTTGAGAACCATTTTTATATCTAAGTGATAACTTGTTATCTTCAACACATTTCTGTTTTATCCACGAAGGTAAATTAGCATGCATCACTCTAACTTTTGTTACAATATTTTTTGCTACTTCTTGTTTTGTAGCAATTACCAAAATATTTTTATCACTATGAAATGTCATCATCCATAAAGAATATCCTGCAGTAATAGAAGATATTCCTAACTGACGAGCTTTCAATATAATATTAAATCTGTGTTGTATAATATCTTCTATAGTTTTTTCTTGAAAGTTATATAAAGTAAATGGTATTTTCCCTTTTATTGGATGTTGAATAACACAATACTTTTTTATAAAATATACAGGATCTCCAGCACATTTTACATACTCTTTCTTTATTATTTCCTTATATGACGGATTGCTTCTATGTATTTGCTCGTTCATTATAATACAATATTTTTTATAGAATTAAAAATATCAGTTATACTAGCACCTAAAATTGCTCCATATGTAAAATATAACCATTTATTTTCATACCAACTTGGTTTAACTAACTTAACTTTTTTCTCTGTAAGAGTAAGTTGTTCGTTAGTTAGTTTAAGTTCTTGGTTAGTTAACTCAAGCTCTTCTTCAAGTGTAGTAACTAACATAGTTTTTAAACTATCTTCAAAAGCTAATGAGTCTACCATATTTTCTAAATAGATAAAATCATTTTCAATGTTAACTATCTCTTCATCAGTAAATGTAGTTTGAGATAATCCTACTGATAGTAGTAATAGTATTAAAAACTTTCTCATTATCTTTTAGCTCTACGTTTTAATGAAGCTCTTGCTTTCTTAGCAGAAGTTACATTTAGTTTCTTTACAGGTTTTTTCTTCTGTGCTTTTTTGATTTCAGCTTTCTTTTTCTGAACTGTAGCTTTTTTCTTCTGAACTTCAACCTTTACTTTTTTAACTTGTTTAACTTTTTTATCAATCTTCTTAACTTTAGCTTTTTTCTTAGCAGTAGCTTTAGCACTTAAACCTAAGATACCTAAAATAGCTCCAATTATTTTCATTAATCCTTTCATTATGCTTCTCCATGTTTAACTAAACCAACACTTGTTAATAACTCATCAAAATCATATTCCATATTAGCATAAAAAATCTTATTCAATTCTTCTTCTATTTCATCATATACTTCTAATGCTTCTTCCAAATCTTTATAATTATCTGCATGATATATTCTAGCTATTTCTTTTAAATTAATTATTAAATCCAATACTCTATTAAATACTTGTCTATCTATGCGTACCATTTCCATCTTCTTCTCCATCCTCTTCCTCTAATAAACTATATAAATATTTTCTAGCATCTTCTGCTAACTTTTTTATATGTTCTTTATTAGCATTCCAATGTTCTTCTTTAAGTTCAACTTGTACAAGTCCTACTGAATTATAAATTCCAGGCATTTTTTCATTCTCCCAAGATTCTAATCCCTGTAACATATCCTTAACATAAGATTTTTTATTTTCTTTTATCTTATTCTTTTCCCATTCTTCATATTCTCCAGAAGCTTTTAATTTAGTTTCAATTTTTACTTGACAATCAAAACAATGCCCATATAATCTCCACATCTTATTATCAAGTTTTATCTTCATTGTTTTTTTACATTCTGAACAAAACCAGGGCATCCTAGCATCTTTAAAGATATCAGTTATTGGATCTATTTTATCACCATGTTTTTCTGGTTCTTTCCCACTACTGTATCCAACCATAATTCTTTTTTCAGGAGTTTCTCCTCGTAAAACGGATTTTAATGCTTCATTTTGTCGTTCTGCTTCTTTACTATATCCAGCCATAATTTACCCAAATGTTAATAGTCCAAGTATTTGATTAATCGGTGCAAATGCTCCTGTAAACTTGTACATTTTATTTTTATATTTAAACACTATTCCTTCTGATGGAACTATTGCCTCTGAACCACCTAAAGCTTCAAATTTTTCTAATTGTCTTTTTAATGTATCTAATTTAGAAACATCTTTTGCATTTCTTAATTGTTTAATTGCTACATCTACTTCTCTTTTCATTTTAGATACTGTTTGTTTTGGATTAGCAGCAAGAAATCCACTTACATTCTTTAAAATTTCTGCGCCCAATTCAAAAAATAATGTTTCAAATGGTTTAATATTATCTTTTTGTAGTCTTTTCATATCTTTTTTATCAGTTGATTTAACCCAATCTAAAAACTTTTCATGTTTAATAACTTTATTATTTAATCTAAAACTTTTATCTAAAAATGCCCATCTTTTTGTCAATGCATTTAAAACGTTGTTTGGTATATTATACTTCATCTGTTTAGATGCATTATAAATATATTCCATCCAATATGTTTCATGATACTTACCTAAAGTATCATTATCCTTCAAGTTATAAATATTCTGTAATTTTTGTAACTTCGATAAAAAATATTTTTGTCTTTTAGCAAAATCTTGACTTTTAGATACCGTTAAAAATTGTGGTTTAGATATTGTAAATTTCTTCTGAACATGCTGATTAACCTGCCTGATCATTCCTTCTAATATTCTAGCTAAAGAAGCATCTGTTTTTTTAGCTATTCCAGCTTCATTATATTCAACAGCATTATGAAATACTAAATAAGTACCATCATAGTTTACTACATTAGCAGAAGCAGGATACATTACTTCTAAATTCATCCATCTCTTACCTTCACCAAATACTTTATCCTTCTGCGCTTGTGATAATCCTTTAATTGCTTTTTGTAAATCTTTCATTGCGAAAACAAATGCGTCTTTAATATTGCCTCTACCTGCAAATTTAGATGCAACACCATTAACATCTAATGCGTTTGCACCAAATCCTTTTAGTTGACCTTTATTTCTTGCAGCTATTAACTTATCATCCTTCCAACTTACTAATAAATTCTGTCCATCTAATTTTTCTGTAACATCATCTTCTCTATCTAATTTTCCTGATAACCCTAATTTTATAATTTGTTTAAAGTCTCCAAATGTTAATCCACTATCATCAAATGGGTGA